GGTAAAAGGGCGATACTGATTTAAGCCTATAACATGCTGAAAAGAAGTACCTGTAGAGGTATTTCCTTTGTGTACTATATGTTTTCCGTGTTGCGGATAAACATTTATACCGTCACTCCAATTGGTGGACACCCCGTCAATAAATATTTTTATTTCGTACCAAGCGTATGCATTACCTCTTTCAGATTTCCTATTTCTAATTGTCTGAAGAGCGGGATACTGTATAGTAAAACTCACCTCATCTGCTTCGGCAACCAGAGCAGTATTAGTGAGACCAAAAGCATTAGCGGGCAGAACGGTAACGCCCGCGGCTCCATCATCATTACTATTTTGTCCTTGGGGGTAGCCTCCAGAGTCTAAAATAGTAATACCTCTAGTATCTGCGTATGATTGTTTTAGTTGTTTTAGTTCTGCATTGGTTATGTTGGACGGGTCCCCGTTTATAGCTACGACTCCGCCTACCCCATTTACAGGGTCTAAAGCGTTTTGGAATAGACTTCCATCTACAAATTGAGCACTAAACTTATCTACTTTATTAAATCCCGGTGCCTGCTGCGCGTCGTAAAACCCGGTTTCCTCCATAAGTCCTGCCGGTAAGATTTTAAACTCGTAAGTGCCCTGAGCAGGTGTACCACTATCTCTTAACGTTACCCCCGTACCCGTAGTTCCGGTTCTTTGAATACTGGATATAAAAAACCCTTGTCTAAGAGTTAGAGTATAGTCTTTTGTAACATCAAACCCGTCATTTGCAAGGTTGGTCATAAACGTAAACTGGCCCTTAGTATTATCTGTTGAATTAACCGAAAAGGTTCCAGCTAACTGATACCCGTCAGTAGATAATATATGCCGTCTTTCTCCTGCTGCTGATGCGGCATTGGTGTCCCAAGCTGAAGCACTAAAAGTGCCGCTAGACCGCTCAAGAAATATATTACTAACACCGTCTGTGGTAACTATGATGGGGTTAACAGTAATAGTTACTACTTGGTAGTTCTGTATCAGTAGTACCCGGTTTTCCTCGCTAAAGCCCTCTCCAGTGTTGAACCCCGCGCTACTTGCTCCCACTAGAGAAGTTCCTGAAAAAGTAATTTCGGGGAAAAAAGCGTCTCCTTTGCCGTCTGAAGTATAGGAGCCCGCAAACTGGGCGTCTATAGCAGGAGAGTCATTTAAATAAATACCCGCCTCTTCGCCTACTAAGCCTTTAATAGGACCTTCGCAGATGAGGTCAGTGACATTAATAATCTGCTCTTTATCGCCAGATTGGGACGGGCCGCTTTGGTTTACAGGTAGGCCGGTGGTTGCATTAATAAATCCAAACATAAATAATTTCTCTAATTAAGTACCAAGACTAAGGTTGGCGGGTATCGATTAATAGACTAGATTAGCGAGATTTACGCTATACTTTAGGTACTGGCCCATATTTATGGAGGGCTGTACAGGGGCTGTTCGTGCATTATCGGTAGCAGAAGCGGCAGCAGCGGCAACTTGTGCGGCGGTTAAACCTGCCGCTGTTGCATTTGCCTCTGCTGCTGATGCTGATGCTGCTACTTGGTCCTCTGTAACAGCGGCAGGAGAGGTAGCACTGACATTTGTAAAAGCCTGACTACTATTTCTAATTTCCATGCTAATTGGGCGTGCAGGAACTCGAAGTCTGCCATATAGTACAGGAACGGGGTCTCCCTCAATTGCTATTTGTCCTGTACCCTTAAAAAGATAACTCTCTTCTTGGGGGCCGCTATCTACAGAAGGGTCGGGTGCCATTATCTGCTGAAAGCCCACCATAGCTAGGTTTAGTGCTAAACCTGCCACCATAGTACCGGCAAAAGTTAGAGAGCCCGCAGTAGCTGCAGTAGTAGCCGTAGCAGGCACCGCCGCTGTGTACAAAGCGCCGGCGGGCATGATAATAAATAGAGCCGCAAGAGCAAGGGCCGCAAAGATTTTACTCCCCCCGCTTTTTGAGCCTGCAGGAACAGCAGAAATAACCATTGCACCTTCAGGGTACCGAAGAAATAGCTCCTTTTCGTCCGACAGGGGTTTTCCCCCTACTTCGCAGCTAAAGCCTATGTCTTTTTCTACCGCATCTACTAAATACTTTTGAAAGTCTGGAAAGTTACCCCTTAAGCATAGAATTACATCTTTAAAAGATGCTGCATCAATAGTAAACTCTTTCCCGAATTTATCTCCTATCTCTCCCTCTAAAATTACTTTACGCTTCATATCTGTAAATACCTATTAAATGCTTAACCCAAAAAGGATATAAAGATTCTCTGCAAGAGAGCCTGTTTACTGCGTGGTGGAAAAATACATCATTTCCTAAATATACTCCGCAGTGGTTACCTACCTCCGCCTCTACGCTAAAAACTAAAACGTCATGCTCTTGTGCTTCGTCTACTTTTACTAAATTCCACCCTCTTATACGTTCTTCTGTGAAGTAGTCTAAGTCTCTCTCCCACCAATCGTCTTCGAAAGGAGCTCTTGCGGGTATAGTTATATTAGCTTTTTCTATTAACCAATCTCGAGAAGCTTCAAAACAGTCTCGAATACCAAAGGCGTACTCTCTCCCAATTAGGGTGTTTTGTACAGTTTCTGGGTCAACCTTATTCAAATCCATTTCAGGGTACGAAAATATCCAGTAAGGAACTTGAAGAGTATTACAATTATTTATATCGTTTTCAGAGGCCTCACTCGATGCATCTGGGTGGCTATGTACAATTGCTAAAACATCGGCCTGTTGTCTAATACGAAACCAATCTTCAGAACACATCACAAAATCTTCACAGCCCTCTGCTACGTTTCTACAGGGAAACCATCTCTTCTTCCCTTTTACTATTCCTACCACTCCGCACGCCTCTCTAGGATAAGCATCCTCAAAGTGGCTTCTTATATCTTCTAACATTTACTTAAACTTCCGTGTTCCAGGAAAGCCTCCGAAAGGTAGCGGTATAGACGTGTTTAGGCCTGCTGTAGACATGCCTACGGTTGTTGTACCTTGGAATCGAACTTTACAAGAGCTAATAAGTTTTCCGCATACATCTACTCTTTTCCAGTACCCTGCGTTAGATATAGGATTTCTATTTGCGGGAACGGCGACCAGTGCCTCCCAGATTTGTGTGTGGCCGCTTGTGACTGTGCTAACCCTGGTTCCGGCACTTGCAGCGGCATTATTATACGCAGCGGGCAGAGTTACAGTATTATCGTCCTTATCGTAAAATCTACTATTACTGTCCAAGGCCCACGTACAACCTCCTCTTCCGCCTAGATAGTGCCCTTGGTACTCCCACGGACAAAACCTACCGTTTATCTGCCTAAAAGGAAGAGTAACACCTTCAACGTCAAACACAGAAGCTAGTTCAAAGTCTACTAATAGGTTGCTTTCTCCTGCTACTCTGTCTATAATAAACTTATGGGACGGAAATTCAATAGGGGCAGCAGCAGTATCTGTGGATACCTTGAGATACGTAGTTAAAGTACTTCTACACTCTACTATAGTACCCAATAAATCTTCGTTGTTATTGATACCTTCGTCTGAGAGAGTAGTCTCGTCAGGGTCTAGGGTTCTAGATAAAACTGGAATATTGGCAATAGAGAGTGTAGGACGCGCAATAGCACCTCCGCTCGAAAGCTCGATACCCGTTATCTCCAACGGAATAGCTAAGTACTCATTAAGTACAGTACCTGCTTTGTTAGGAAAGTATATACTATCCGTCCCCGCTTCTAGTCCCTTAAAGAGGTATACCACGGTTCCAGAAGGTAGAGTAAAGTCGAATAGCTCTACATATCCCGCATCTATTTCTTGTAATTGTACTGTATCTATTAAATCAGGCATTAGGGTTCATACACTCTTCTAAAGGTTGTTTGTAAGCTATGGTAAAATTCATGCCCATAACTAATATTATATTCGTCGCAGACTACTTTTATAACTTCGTTTGTGGTAAGATTAGTAATAGTAAGATTAAAATTAAGTCCAGACTTTGAGTCTAGAAATGCTGCGATAAGGTTTATTTCTGCGGCATCCCTATTGTTAAAAGATATAGAGAAGGAATCTTGCTTTGTATTTATGCCATCTCGTACTCTTTGCTCGTATCCATCCCCAAACTTAGCTGTTAATACACGATGAGCAACAGCTCTGCTGAGCCCTCTATCCGCTACTATCTCTTGTGCTGCGCTTCCCGTAACACCCTTTAAGGTGTCTACTTCCGCGCCTGAAATTGTGAAACTAAATCCAGCCATTACTACGCTCCATACGGGCTAAGTATTCCACCCGCCCGCTTCTGATTTAAAAGTTCTTTCTGAACAGCGGCTGCTATAACGCTGCCTAAGTTTTCTCCCTGTTTGCCGTTAGCTTGGCTATTTTGCTTTCCATTTCCGTTTCCATCTAAAGCGACATTTACAGTTACATTGTTATTTTGGTTATTTCCCTGCATCTCTACAGGTATAGACCTACCATTTGGAAGAGGTACAACTGCTTCGGTTCCATGAAGAACTGCGGGGTACCCTGCTTGTGCTCCTTTTGCTACGCCTCCCATTGAGTATCCGGGGAGCTTACCCCCCTCAGACATTACGCCTCCATACCTGCCTGTGGGAGCCGCAGGCTTAGGTACTCCTAAAAAGTCTCCAAAGGTGCTGCCGCCTATAAGACTAGTTAGTAATTTAGCTACTAAAAGGTCCGCTATAACTTTAGCAAGAGAGGCTAACATGCTTTGGGCCATACTAGCAAAGGCTTCTTTCGCTGTTATAGTTCCTTGTATAAGTCCGTCAAATGCCGAAGAAAGGCCCGAGACTAGAGAAGTAGCGAGACTATCACTGATAAGCTTCATATCGGTAAGCTCTGCTTTAGCGTCTTTCAGGTCATTGATGTTATCTGTAATATCTTTATTCCCTGCCGCTACTTCCATCCCCGCTACTTCCACTGCGGAAGTTCTCATAGGCTCTACTTGATTTTGCAACTTCTTTACCGCCACGCCTTGCTCTAGGAATACCCCCTGCTGCTCCGCAGTATACTTTACAGGATCAGTCGCTTTCAGCATGATTTCTTCGTGCAACAGCGCTAGCTTAGCGTCAAGTAACGTGTACTCCATATTTATGAGACGTAGTTTTAGGCCGTATTCTTCAGCTAATGCTTTTCTTTTGGCTTCTTCTAAATCTTCAGCGGCTTTTAGGTTTGAATCAGCATTAAACTTGTCTTGGAAGACAAAAGACAGCGCCCCACTATTTTTAAAATCTCTTTGTTTGCGGGCTAAGGCTCTGTCGCTTTCTGCCTGCTCAAGAGCTGCCTTCTCTTTAGCTAAATCTAAGCTTTTTTGGTCTAGGTCTAGGCCCTGTTTCTTTACTGCGTTAACTTCTGCTGCTACGCTTAATACAAGTTTCTGTATCTCAAATGGTTGTTGCTTCTCTAGAATATTTGCTACATCGTTCTCTAGCCTTAATTTTTCCACTAATACCTGCAGCTCCTGCTTCTTCTTATCTATTGCGGTAGAATCCGCCTTATCTCCAACAACAGAGGCTTCGAAATCTATCTTTGCTGCTAGTTCCGTGATAGCATTAATAGTAATCTGAGCTTTGTTTCTTGCAGCAGCAAGCTTTTTCTCAATCGCACCCATATCTTTTATAGATTTTAGGTATTCTTCCTGTGTCTCTAGCTTCTTGAGCTCTATCTTATTCTCGAAATCTCTTATAGCTAGGTTTTTGTCTAGTATCTTCTGTCTGGCCTGCTCTAACGTCAAACTTCTGAAGGCAATTGATTCGGCTCCGCGCTGATTGTTCTTTATCTCCTCTTCCGTAGCCTTCTTAAGTCCCAGGAACTTTTCAAAAGCTGCAAGCTCGGCGGGGTCGAATGCTACGCCCACTGTTTGGCCTTTTTCAGAGCTTGAAGCAATCTGCGCAATAGAGTCTGCGTACCTAGTTCCGTACTCTATCACCTGATTGTATTGGGACTTTGTTTTTGCCATTTCCCCGCGCATTTTTTCATACGCTTCTGATACCTGACCAACATCTCTAATAGCCTGCGAGTTGGGAGTCAGAGCAGTAGAGAGTACATCCCCCGCCGCTTTAGCCTCTAAAATTGTTTGGCCTATTATCGTTTTTGCCTCATTATAGAAGTTTAGTACGTCCGACCGCTCCTTGACGGTACTGTTTCGGTCAAGACCCGCTAGAGGGCCCGCTTCAAATGTTGCTAGGGCTTTCGATATTGCTTCGATACGGTTTTGTTGTTCTTCTACAGCAGGTGTAGCCTGGCCCATACTAACAAGTAAATCAGTCTGCTGCGTAAACAGTTTGTTGACATGCTTTACCTTATCTATGTATGCCACTATACCTTTATTCTCTTCATCATACTCGTAGAACTTAACTTTGTAAATATTGCTATTAGTCGGTCGAACAGCCTCTGGTACGTCTTCTACATACCCTCCGTCAATATCTCCTTGGGGGATGATGTTCAACGACCGTTCCACTGCTTTGGCCTTCAAGGAGCCTGCATATTTGCCTGCTTTAATAAATTCAGCGGTCATGTTCTCTACGTTCGGAAACGTAATGTTAGATAACAAATTTGCCTGCCTAACCATAAGTTCGGAAGCGGAACCTGACTTGTTAAAGTTAGCTATAAGTTTGGATACCTCTGTATCTGTTTCCGCTAGCTGGGTGCCGAGGCTCTTAGCATCATTCTGCATGGCCTTCAAGGCAGGGTCTTTAAAGTACTCAATAAATTCTTTAACCATAGTAATTGCTAGGGAAATCATGCCTATAATTGCAACGGCATTTAAGGCTTTTGACATGCCGGTAGCAAGGCCTGCCACTGCACCCTTCATTACCCCTATTACTTTTCCGTGTTCCGCCTGCATTGCTTTAAAGTAAGCTATAACTCGTGCGTAGTACTTACCATATCCTATAGTATTTTGCGCGAGCATTTGTGCGTGGCCTGCCCTAATAATTGCAGTGTGTCTTTTAAACGCTTTTTCGTTCATAGCATATTGTTTGACAACCGTAGAATTACCACTCTTTACGGAAGAAGCTCTATCAATTGCGTTGAGATTCGCGGAGCTGAAGTCTCCCCCCGCTATTTTTTTACCTACTGTTGAACCCCCTGCGGCTCCCATAAGAGCTGCTTTAGAGTCTAGTATCTTCTGTTCCATATTATACATAGCAGGGCCTGCAGGAATAAAGGCCTTGGTTATGGAAAGGCCTAGTATGCCGAACGCGGCGGCTAAAGCTGTTACATTGTCCGCAAGGGCTTTTCCAAAAAACTGGGCGAAGGGATTTATGAATTCCATAAGGTCTTTTACTAAGTCATCAAAAGCTTTTCCAAGTCTAGCTATTTGATTAATGTTATCCGGTACGTCATCAAATTTCTTGTTTCCCTGCTCCAGTACCGCATTTACTACTGCTTGAGACTTTTCAAATGTAGTGAGCTCATCCGCCGACTTTCCTATGACTCTTGCGTAATCTGCGGTAGCCTTGTCTAGGCGAAGAATAATACCTAATTCATCCAATAATTCTGGTTCTGCTTTAATTGCACCCTTTGTGACCCGGTTAAACGCGTCGGTTAAGTCCACCCCAAGGGAGACAGAAGCATTTCTAGCAACTTTTGCTAATCCGGTTAACTGCTGAGAAGACAGGCCTGCGGCTGTACCAATTGAAGCGGCCCTAGCAGCTTCATCGAATCCTAATAATCCTTGCGTAGCCTCTTGCATACGAGAGGTAAGCAAGGTCATGGACTTACCCGTTTTCAGTGCGTAAGCTTCTTGACCTTTACGTAAAGCTGCTAAGTCTCCAGCTCTTTTAAGAAACCCATATGCGGCAGATATCGCAAAGATGTTTGCGGCTAGAGTTGCGTACGCCCCTACTAGACCTCCCATGCCTTGTGACATCTTTGAGAAGTTTTTGGTGCTATTTGCAGAAGTTTGGGCGACGCCCTTCATGTTGCGGTCAGCATTCGCAGCGGCTTGACCTGTTTTGTCTAGCCCCTTAGCGGTTTTTTTAGCTTCGAGCCCAACCTTTTTAGTAGAACCTTTATCATCTACTTTTACGTCAATCTCAACTTTATTCTTTGCCATTAGCCTTTTACATTATGGGTGTAGTTTCCTCCACCGCCTGCTTTTGATCGCCGTTCTTCTGTTTTTCTTTTGTTTTCTGCTTGCTTAACTCTATAGGATACTACTTCGCCTTCATACAACTTCATTAGGTACAAAACAGTTCTTGGATCCTGTACTCCGTACAGTTCAAAAAAATACTCAATGCCGTTCCAATGCTTACCCATATATGTTCCTGACATTCCCTCGTAGTAATCGGGAAGAAGAGAGAACATAAAAAATGCCGCTTGAACCTCCTCCGGAAAATCAGAAGAGGTGAGCGGCATTTTGGCAGGGTCAGGTTCTTCGCCTAGTTGTTCACAAAGAAGCAAGTATTTATTTGTATCGAACTTATTATCCGCTTCTTTTACGTAGCGACCTAATAGGGTTTGTATCCGCCCTATCTGGTCCCAGTAAAATTTTCCAGTTCACCGACTGTCTCGGTAACCCATGTATCAAAGATACCTGAGTTCTTCATTAGAAGCT